TGCCTCGTCCAGGTAGGTTTTGGCATTGTTGGTCAGTTGGCCTTGCGCTTGTTGATCTCCACCTTTGGCCTTGCCTAAGGTTTGCTCAAACTGGGCCTGAGCGGCGCTAAGTTGATCTGCGTAACTGAGTGGCGACAGGTCGCCAATGGATAAATTGGCGGTAAAGTCGGCAATCTGGCCGGCCAAGTCACGCAGCCGCTGCATGCCGTCAATCTGCGTGCGCAGCGTCTCGATTTGATCCTGCCGCGCCTGCTTGGCCAGATCGGCTACTTTGCTGGCGGCACCGTTTGCCTCGTCCGACTCCAACCCCAACCGACGCAACACCACCGAGCGGATTTGTGATGCCTGTTGGCCTTTATCCGCTGCCGACGCCATGCCCGCCCACAAATCGGCTTCCGCTTTTTTCAGCTGCTCGATTTGCTGCGGGCGGCTCATGCCCTTGAGCGCGGCCTCGAAAATGTCATCGTTAAGCTGACTGATGGCGCCGCGAATCTGCGTGCGGTAGTTGACGGTCTGGCCCAGCTTCTCCAGATCGGTCAGTTGCTTGCCGCCAAACAGATTGGCCAAGCCATCGCTCAACCCCGCCAGTTGCTGCTGCGTGGCGGCCAGATCATCGGCCACCGTGCGCGCGACAGGCGACAGGCTGCCGAAGCGCGCAACCAGTGATTGCATATCGCCTTCGATCTTCGACGCCTGCCCGGTCAACGTGGCTTTGGCCGCAGCGGCTGCCGTGGTCTGCACGTAGGCAAAAGCGCCGCCGACTTTCTGCAGCGCGGCAATCATTTGCTGACCGGCTTCAGTAGCCGGATCGATGGCTTGCGTTAACTGCAAGAACGCCGCCGAGCTGGCCGGCACGTCTTTACCGATGCTGGCGAAGGTATCGCCCACCAGTTTTCTGGCGGCATCCAGCTTCTGCGCATCGCTGGCGAACGAATCAAACAACGATGCCTGCGACTGCGTGGCCGCTTTGGTGGATTCGGCAGCGGCATCGGCCAGCTTCTGCACCGTGTCAAACTCATCCGACAGATCGAGCAGACTGTTCCAGAGCTTGCGCCCGGCTTCTGTGCTCAAATCCTGCGCTTCCACCAGCCCGCGGAACGCCGCGCGGCTGGCCGGAATACTTTGGCCGATATCCGCGAAGCCGGTCACCAGCACCTGCTGCGCCTGCTTGGCCGCCAGCTGCTGCTGTTCGCTTGACGAGTAATACGCCTGATAAAACGCCTGCGTTTTGCTTGCCAGCTTATCCAGACCACCAGCCAGATCAATCAGGTCTTCGCGGGCTTTGATAGATGCCAGACCGACCGCACCGAATGCCTCGCCCGCGTTTTTGCCCATCGCCAACAGAATCGCATCGGTGGCGGTGACTTCCTGATTCAGCCGGCCGAAGGTATCAGCAGCAGATTCGCCATAGCGGGCGAAATCTTCGATGTTCGGCACCAGCTTGGTAACCAGCTCGTCCTGCACTTTTTTGATTTCTGCGGCGATTTTCTCGCCGGCTTTCGACATATCGCCGTTTTCCGACAACTGCAGCGCAAAGGTGTGGCTGAAGCCTTCCATTGCGTTGCCAGCTTCGACGCCCAGCGTTTTGCCGATGGCCTGCACGCCAGAAACGGCCTGCTTGAGCATTGAGTCAAGCGCCTTGTCCATGTCAGCGCCGATGGCGCCGTAATCTGTCCAGCGCTTGTCGCTGCGAAACGCGCCGCCCTTCTGGCTTTTCTCTTGGAAGCTCTGGCCGGCAAAGCCGGACGCATCGAACGTGCCGGTAATACCCTGCGCGTCGTTGCTGACATTGCGGTTATGGCCGAACAGCCGGTCAAGAATGACGTTTGCGCCCAGCGTGCCGACGCTGACGGCGGCCAGTGCGCCGGATTTGGCATCGTTGTCGATACCCCAGCCGGATTTCTGCATCTCGGCAATGGCGTAAGCGGCGGTGAGCGCGCCCAGCACCGGGGCGGCGGCTGCGGCGAAGGTGCCGCCGGCGCCCGTCAATGCGCCATCCGTCCAGCCCATGGTCCCCGCCGCAGTTGGCGGCCCCATTACTGCGCCAGATGTCGACAGCCCGGCGGCCTGCCCCATGCCGGACAGCGCGAAGCTGTTGGCTGCGTTGGTGATACCGCCAGACATGCCAGCCCATGCAGTCTGCACGCCAGAGACAACGCCGAAGCCGTTGCTGATTGACAGCGGCTGGCCATCGGCACCCGGCACGGCTGGCGCGCCAGAGCCGGAGAACGAGCCGACGACGTTCAACACCAGCGGCTTTAGCGTCATCTTGTAGATTTCGTCTGCCACCGCGCTCTTGAATGTGGTGGCGAGCGAGTCGGTGAAGCTCTCCCAATCTGCTTCGCCCTGCTTGAGCATGTCGGTAAAGGCGTCGTGGAAGGTGCCATCGATGGTATCGACGGTTTTTTGCCATTCGGCGGCGGCGGCTTCGGCGGCTTTTTTGGCGGCATCGATGGCGGCTTTGCCGGCATCGGCGGCGGCTTGAGTGGATTCGGTATTGCGTACAGCCGCGATCATTGCCTTTTGTGCGGCGATTTTTCGCTTGAGCTGCGCGGTTTCTTCGTCCTGCAGGTCAAGCGCCTCGCGCCAGGCCAGCTGCTCTTCCATCAGCGCCAGGGTGCGGGCTTCGATTTCGGTGCGGGATTTGCCGATGGCGGCGGCGGCCTCGACTTCGGCCTCGACCTTGTCCCAGATGGCCTGTTCTTCTTCGGCGAGCGCCTGGCCGTGGCGCGTGGTCCAGGCGACGCGTGCCGCCTCGTCTGCCTCGTCCAGCTTGCGCACGGCGGCCAGCCGCTGCTGTGCATCGATCTGCGCGGCCACTGCCTGCAGCTCTGCCTTCTTTAGCGTGCCGATTTTTGCGTATTGTTTGTCTTGCAGGTCGCGGTTGAGCTTTTCGACTGCGCTGAGCTTTTCGGTTGTGGCGAGCTGGCGGCGCAGGTTTTCCAGCAGGCTCTGATACGGGTCGGTGCCGCTCTTGCCTTTGTCAGCGTCGCCCTTGAGCGACGACCGCAGACTGGCAAAGGCCGCAGCTGTTTTTGCCGCCGTTTTGCCTTGCTCTGCAAGCGCAACGCCAGCAACGGCAGCGGCGCTTCCAGCCTCTGATTGTGCGGCGGCGGTGTTTGCCAGCTGGGTATTCAAGCGCCCGAGCGCCGACTCGTTATTGGCGAAGGCCGCATGCACGCCATCCGCGTACTCGTGCGCGGCGTTGGTGGTGTTGCGAATGCGATCACCGGTCTCCTGCCACCAGCCCGCACTGCGGCTGCCGATCATCTCCAGCGCGTTGCCGTAGGCCAGCATCAGATTGCCGAGCGGCTTGTAGAGCACGTCGGTGATATCCGCGCCGACTTTGACAAACGCGGCACCGATGATGGCAATACCGTCTTCAATGCCGGCAAGGATGATGCGCACCGATTCCAGCACGGTCTTCAGGCCGCCCGACTTGGCACTGGCATCCGCTGCGAATCCGGCAACGCTGGCCATGGCCTCGGCCATGTGCCAAACGTCGGACACCAAGCCACCGACGACACGCCCGGTTTCCGTCAGGCCTTCACGGTTGTTTTCGACCCACAACGACACAGCCTGAAACGCCTCGATCATTTCCTGCTTGATCGGGCCGATCAGTTGCCCGGCGTCGCCAATCAACCCGGCCAGCCCGCCGTTGATGCCGCCGGCCTGGTTGATTTCGTCCACCGCCTTGGCGACTTCGTTTTTCAGGCGGGTCATGGCCTGCCCGACGGTGTCGGGCATCTGTGCAGCTTCGGCGTTGAGTTTGCCCAGCGATTTGAGCAAGGCGTTTCCGACCACGTCGGCGGTCAGCTTGCCCTCGCTGGACATTTCCTTGAGCTTTTCGGCGGCAATGCCGGAGCCCTCGGATATGGCCTTCATGAAACGCGGCGCCGCTTCGGCCAGCGATTTGAATTCATCGCCCTGCAGCTTGCCGCTGCCCATGGCCTGGCCGAATTGCTGAATCGCCGCGGCGGCCTCTTGCGAACTAGCGCCGCTGATCTTCAGCGATTTGGACAGGGCATCAATGATGCCAATCGACTCTGTCGCACCACCGCCGAGGCGTTTTACCGGATCTGACAAACGGGAGAATGCGCCGGCTACTTCTTCCAGGCTGACCGAGTTGCGCTGCGCCAGCGCGAACAGGTCGGTCTGCACCTGCAGGAATTCGGCCGTGCCACTGGTGGCGAGTTTGACCCGCGACTGCAGCAGCGACATGCTGTCGGCGACGTCGATAAACTGCTTGGCCAGCACTGCGCCGCTACCGATGGTGACCACACTGGCCAGCGCGTTGCGGATGGTGTCCATGCGCGCGGCCACGTCGGACGAGGCTTTTTCCAGCGCCTCGATGCGGCCGGTGACGCGGTTGACGCCTTCGCTGGCCTTGTCTTGCGCCGTGAGTACGATTTTTACGTCATTCGCCATCGATGTTCCGGTCGCGCAGGGCGCAGAGTTGTTCGATCAGTATTTCCAGCTCGGTAAAACCGAGCAGTTCTGCAATCAACGGCAACGCAGACCATTTGATCTGGCCGCCCATCATGTTCCACGCCCGGACCACCGGGCGCAGATCAGGCGCTAGCGGCGGCGGCCCGAGGGGCAGGTCTTGCGCCTCGAGCCAGTCCGTCAGTTTTTTTTGGCGGCTGCCACGGCTGCCTGATGGTCGGCATAAGCACCGGTGATGCCGTTGATCAACGCGGAAAACAGCTCCGCATCGTCTGAGGCCCACTCCACCAGGGCTTCGCCGTCAAACGGCAGCGGGTGCGGATCGCCACCGGGGATTTTCATCGCCAGCTCGGTGACGGTTTCTCCCCAGCCGATAACGAACTTGAGCAGCTGGCGCGGCGAGATGTCGCCACGGAACTCCAGCATGTCCAGATCGGTTGGCCGCAGGACGGTGAAGCTGTGCTCGCGCACTGGAATGACCTTCTCCCGCGCGCGGCGCAGCTTGTCGGACAATTTGCTCATGGCTTATCAGCTCGCGTAGTAGGTGGGGGAACCGTGCATGGTGATGACGGTGCCAGTGGTGACCATGCCCTGCGCCTGGCCGCCCGGCAGCAGCGATGCGCCGACGTAGCCGTTGAACAGCATGATCTGGCCGCCGGTGCCAAATGTGAATTTGAAGCAGCGTTTGGCCTGGGCATCCGATGCCTGTTTCATCGCACGCAGGCCGGCATCGCTGATGTCCCAGATGTTGTCCATGCTGTAGCTGGCCGCGTTGGGCAGCTCAGGGATCTGCGTTTTGGCGTTGTCGTGGATGGTGGTGGTGTCGATAAAGCCGAAGTCACCGCCGGAGCCGCTCACCGATGTCGCAGTGGTGATCGACGTGCCGAAGGTAATCGCCTGGCACGAGCCGGAGGTGAAGGCGTCAAACGCCGAGGTGTCTTCGCCTTCCAGCACAAAGTTGTTGGTGGTTTGGGACGAGACACGGAAAATCCGGCCATCTACCTGGCGCATGCCCTGCGCGCTCACCAGTACGTAGTCGCCGTTGGCAAAGCCGTGGGCGGTGCTGGTTACGGTGGCGGTGGCGCCAATCGTGATGCCGGTGATGGTTTTCGCTGCACCGAGGGCGGATTGCATCGCGATTGCGACGTTGCTCCATTTTTTTACTGTTGCCATGATTTGCTCTCCGGGTGAAACCGGGGAGGCAAATCAACTGGCGGGGCCAAATGGCGCGGCGAGTCAGCGTGCCCGGATAGGTGTTTCGTTGAGATGGCCGCGCAGCAGTTGCGGGGCGGCGATCCGGTTGTTTATTTGGCGGATTTGCCCGCCAGCCATTTTTCCCATGCCGCAATCGCCATCTTGGCGGCGCGGATCAGTGTTTCATGCAGGGTTTTATTTACTTCGCTCATGCGTATTTCCTGTCAGACGAGTACCCGAAGTTGCTGGGGTCAATCACGTAACATGCCTCGGCTTCTTCTATATTCTGGACCGCGATAAACTTCATGCCGCTGTCGCATTGGCTGAGGCGTTCCATTTCTGCCTTGGTGTAACGACGATGCAGGTCAATGATTTCGAACCCAGCCGGCAATTCAGGGGTAAGCGTCATGCGTGCCTCATATCAACACGCCTGGCGCGTTGGCTTGAATGTGGTACTGGCAGCGGTAGGTCAAAGTGATCATGCCGGCCGGTTTTTCCAGTGTCTCGTCTTCGCCTGCCTGCAGTGCCACCAGATCGCATGACTTAGTGGTGCCGCCCTGCATCGCGCTGCTGTTGGCCATGGCGGTTTGCACTTCCAGCGCGATCTGGTCGAGCACGTCTTCCAGATTGCTGCTGGCTTTAACCACGCCACGCACGTGCAGCAACAATGTATGCTGTTCGATGGCGGGGCTATCCATGGTGATGCGTTCGATCTCTGGCTCATCGCCAGAGAACACCAGCAAGCCGGGGCCGCCGATGCGCTCTGGATCAAGCGGCAGGCTGCGGCCGGGATAAACCCGGTTGCCGGTCGTTGGCAAGCCAGACAGCGCGGCAATCACTGCGTTACGGATCTGCGTGCGGGCGTGAGCCATCAGCTCATCTCCTGCAGATTCAGCACAATCCAACCCATGCCGTCTGGTTCGATTTTCGACACTTCGCCATCAAACAGCACTGTGCCGCTGTCGGTGGTGATGTGCACGGCGTCGCCCTCTTGCACGTTGCCCGCCAGTGATTCTGGGCACTGAAACACTGGGCGATTGCCGCTGACGTAACCCATTACTTCCGCCGCGTGCCGATCAAAGAACCCGGCCACTGCTGCCGCACCATTGATGCTGGCTTGCGCATTGGCAAGCCGCGCGCCAGCGGCGGCATTGAGGCGGGATTCGAGACGGGCGAACGGCGTGGTCATGATCAGGCGTTGAGCTTGATGTTGACGGTGGTGGCGCCGTTGCCGGCGGCGGCAAACGCATAACCTGCCAGCGTATTGCCTGCCGACGTGGTGGTCAGGCGGCTATTGCCGTTATCCCAATACAGCGCGGCGCCCTGAGTGACGACGTCGGCGGTCAGCTTGGTGACGGTGTAAACACCTGTCATGGCCACCGGGCCGGTGCTGCCGTTGGCAATATCCGCCAGGCAGATGCCCAGCTTGGTGCCGACCAGCACCGGCTGGCCGCTGGTTTTGTTGGCGCCAGCGGTGTAATCGATCACCTCGCCGGGCTGTACGAATTTCGTAGTCATGGTGCTTGTCCTTTGTCGCTTGGCCGTCCGCCCCCTCAGGGGGCGGCTTGCTCAGTCAGTCGGGTTAAACCGGGTTTTTCGCCAGCGCGCGGTAGTCCAGCGCCTTGACGCCGGCATCCAGGCGCACCTTGAATTCGACGCCGTCGACGTTCCAGCCTTTTTCCTGCTCCAGCGTCGGGGTTTCCACGCCATCCAGATAAGCGACTTCGATGGTGTCGTAGATGGCCGGGTTGCCGGCGCCGAACCAGTTGCTGGCGCTCACCAGATCGAGGCGGGCGTCGCTGATCACTTCGAAGGTTCCTCGCACAGGGTTCGGCACGGTGTTGTTGCGGTTGGACGCGCCCACTTCGAATTCGGAATCGCGCACCACCTTGGCGGCGCCTTCCAGCGCCACCGGCACAATCAGGTAGCCGAGGCGGATGTTGAGCGCGTTGGTGTTGGTGTCTACCTGTTTGGCCATGGCCACGCGCATCGCATCGACGCTGGTGGTGCTGATGGCGGCGCCGGTCAGCAGATTGGCGTGGTTGGCGTGGAACAGCGCCACGCCGTCGCTCATGGTCGGGTTGCCGGTCAGCACGGCGTAGACCAGGTTGCCCACTGTGCGGATTGCTGCGCGGCCCATGCGCATCGGGATCTTGGTGAATGCGTCCAGATCGTCGTTGATGATGGCTTGACGGGTGATGCTGAACATCTTGCCGTAGGTGGCCAGCTGGATGTTTTCGCCGCGGTCGCCGACGGTGCCGTAGGTGTATTCCGCGCCTTCGGCCACTTGTGCCAGCGCCGGGAAGGCGCCGATGTCCACACGCTTGGCCGGTTTGAAGTCGGTCAGCGTGCCTTTAATGGTCCAGAGCTTGAAGGTCTCTTCGGCTTCTTCGTAGCCCTTGAGCATCGATTTGTTGGCGACGTTGGCCAGCAGGTTGGTGAAATCGCTGGTCGAGTGCGTAAACGCTGCGGCCACCAGGCTCATTTTGTCCAGATGGCCGGTTTTGGTGCCGGCTTTTTCCAGCGAGGCGCGGGCCAGCTCGGTCAGGCTGTAGCCGCGATACGGGTTCGCGGTGTCTTGCTTGGCCAGGCCAGCGCGGGCCATGATGGCGTTGCTGATGCCGGCGCGGGATTTGTCGCGCTCATCTTCTACCACCACGACATGCGCTACCGGCGCAGCATCTTTGGCCAGGTGTGCCAGCAGTTTTTCGCCAGCGGCCTGAACGGTGCAGGCAATATCGGCTTCGCACTGATCGGCCAGCGCGGTAACGCCGTCGACGTGGGCAAACTTGGCGAATGCCGCCTTGATGCCGCTGCGGCGGTCGGATTCGGCTTTAATGCCGGCCTGCAGTGCGGCCTGGGCATCCAGTGCGGTCGGTTGGATAGCCGCCGGATTCGGGTTAGGCATAATGTGCTCCTGGTGTTGTTTGCCGGCGGCAGCCGGCGCGGGTAAAACGGGTTTTTCGATGCCGAAGCGCGCAGCCACATCGGCCGGCGGTGCAAACCGCTGCAGCCCTGCATAACGGGCGCTGGCGGCAATCGGCAGGGCGGCGGTGGTGGCATCGATAAATTTGTTGGCCAGCGCCTGTTCGGCGGTGTACCAGTGGTCGGCGCCGTCAGTCAGCAGCGCCAGCATCTCGTCTACCGGCTTGCCGGTTTTGTTGGCGTAACTGGTGGCCATGGCTTGCGCCCAGACGTCGAGCATGTCGGCGGTGCGGCGCAGGTCGGCGCTGTTGCCATCGGCGTAAGTCCAGGGGGCATGAATCATCAGCGTGGCGTTTTCGGCCATTTCCACCGAATCGCCGGCCATGGCAATCAGGCTGGCAATGCTGGCGGCGATGCCGTCAATGCAGGTGGTAACCTTGGCCGGGTGGCGCTTGATGGCGTTGTAAATGGCGATGCCGTCGGACACCGATCCGCCGTAGCTGTTGATGCGCAGGGTGATGGTGTCGACATCCAGCGCGGCGATGTCGCGCACAAAATTCGATGCAGCAACCGATTCGCCCCACCACGATTCGCCGATGTCGCTGTAAATCAGCAACTCGGCGCTGCGGTTGGCGCTGGCACGAACGATGTACGGGCTTGGTTTGGACATCCGGCTCTCCTGAAGTTGCCCTCAGTTTCGCCGGATGGGTGTCTAGTTTTTTAGGGGGAAAGGTGGACTATTTTTTACAATGACGGATTTGGCGATGGGCAATAAAAAACCCGCCGGGGCGGGTTCTTTGGGTGATGCGGACTGCAGTCAATCACCAAGTTTCGATATGCACATCGTCAACGAAAAGATTGCCGCCGTTGTTGTTGAGGTTAAACCCCTCAATCACAACTAGCGCGTTGGTTGCCCACTCTGGCAACTCATAGCGCGACTGGTTGCCGGCTTGGCCGGTGTTTCCCCATCCAGCGGTCGATAGCGTCGAGGTGTTCAGCGTCGTAAGCGTGCCGACATACTCAGGAGTCGGCGCGGTGCCTGGCGCTGTTTCGATCTTGCAAATGGCAGGTGCGATTTTCAGATCAATCGAACCCGATCCAGCGCTTAGCTTCAGGAACATCGATACACCGACGAATCGACCGCGCCGACGAACCAGCACGGCGAGCTGCTTTGATGTCGCGTTGCCAGTAGTAATTGCCACCTGTAGGCAGCCGCTGCCAGTGTGCTTGTCGGAAGTGATGCGCGAGATTGCGCCAAAGCCGCCGGAACGGACGAACCACAGATCAACCAGACTCGCCTGCTCAAAGCCACCATCACACAGCCAGTTATTGTTTGGCGAAATTGTCGGCGTACGCGGCAGGCTGGTACTGGTCAAATCTGAAATGCCATCAGCCTTAAATCTGCCGGTTCCGGTTACTGTAGCCAGCGTGGCAACCACCGTTTCCGCACCTGCCGGACTGCCGTTGGTTGTCATCTGCACGCCAATACCTGCAAGATTGTGCGCGTAGTAGTCTTTAATCCGTATGTCGTGGTTGTTACCAACCACAAACGGTGTGCGCCAGTTGCGAGCACCGCCAGTGTGGAAAATATTGGGCGAATCAAACAGCCACAATAGGCGGTTTGCCGCCGCCGCGCTCATGTCAAACGGCGCGCTGGATGAGTTGGAATTCCACTCAAAATGACAACCCGGCTTAAACCGAATCCGGCCGTAACCAGTCACAAATACAATCTGGCGTTGGTTGTAATCAAAACTGCACCCGTCGAAATTGACGTCGACATTTTCCGGTGTGCCGGTTTCTGGCTGCGTGTCGATATACAGACCAATGTCGCTATTGCCAAACGTCCAGCGGACAAAATTGGTTTGCTCACCTTGGTCGACGCCACCTTCGAGCGACAATGTTTTCAAGCCGTTGTTACAGATGCCATCAACAAACGAGGCCAAATACGCGAAATTTCGATGCCGGATTTGGCGATCAAATCCCTCAATGGTCACGTTTTTCACCGTCGGACGCGGCGCCCGAGTCGCCACGGCTGGCGACATATTGATATCGATGCCGTGATGCGTCTGCGATCCAGTGGCCAATCCGACAAGGGTAAAGCCCTCAATCTCGACGCGCTTTCCATGATAGTTCGTGGTGTTGGTGTCCACGTTTGGGATAACTTGGCCATAATCAGGCGGATTTGATGCAAGGGTCAGCGCGGACTGACCTGATGCCACGCCGCGCCCATCCAGGTACGATCCGTTACCTCTAAAACCAATACCCGCGCCAACGTCGATCACCAGACCGTTGCTGATCGAATAAACGTTGGACGAGAGATTGATATAACCGCCAGGCGCACGCGCTTTGAGCCAGTCCTGCGCCATCATGATTTCATGGTCGCCGCCTTTTGGCACAATCACAGACAGCACGTCGTTACCGGCAGATAACGTTGTTGCCCCAGTAACATCCGCCGCGAGCTGGGCGACATGCCCACCAAGTTTATTCAGCATTTCACGCCCCATTTGCCGGCATCGGGCCGGCCGCTTGTTTATCATTGGCGGCGTCGCTATTCAGCGTCAGCCCTTTACTGGCGACCTTTTTGCGCCACGTCGCAATCTGCTCCAGCACATCGTCAGGCCGCGCGCCACGACGGCGGATGACTTCAACCTCGCTGGCAAAGCCGGCCTGCACCAGCGACAGGCTGGCTTCTGCCTCACGCATCGGGTCGATCCACGGCATGTTCTGGCCGATGTAGAGCGCATCATTTTCGCTGCCCTCCACCACGTCGGACGGCGTGGGCACCACCCCAGACAAATGCGCGATGGCGACAAACTGTTCCCACACCGGCTGTACCACCTGACCGGTGAATTCGTCGGTGAGCACGGCGTAATGCACCCACTGCTCTACCAGCTCCTGCCGTTGCGCGCTGTAGGTGCCGTTGTAGTCGCGGCTGATACTGCTGTAGCTGGCGCCGATACCGGCGGCAGCGGCACGCAATTGCCCCTGACGGAAAATCGCTACATTGGGATTGGGCCGCTTGGTGTCGATCAGGCCGATTTCCTCGCCCGCTGCCAGGCCATCGATAATCATGCCGGGCTGGATGCGAATATCGCGCGGTACCGGGTTGCCGGCCTCATCCACCTGCGGCGTGTAATCGTCCGGGCTGCCACGCTTGACGTAGGCAGTCAGCGCTGCCGCAATCTTCGCGGCAATGCGCTCGCTCTCTTCGTAGTCTTTGATGTCATCCAGGCGGGTGATGATGCTGGCGAATTCAGACACGCCACGCAGCTGGCCAATGCGATCCACGCTGACGATGTGCAGCATGCGCTCGGCGCTGATGCGGCGCAGCATGTCCGCTCGCGGCAGGCCAGCGCTCTCCTGCGGGTTGCTGCGCCACACGTAATAACCCACCGGCCGGCCCCAGCCATTGAGTTCAATGCCCTGCCGAATGCGATCGCCATCGTTGTATTCCAGCGGAACCATGTCCGCCTCGAACAGCTCCAGCGAATACGGCACGCGGGTGCCGTGATCCAGCTTCGGCACCGGGCCGATCAGCTGCTGCGCCAGCCCTTCGCCGTCACGAATCCACGCCTTGGCCAGCAGCCGCTGCGATTTTGCCCAGCTGAAGCGATGCGTCACTTCCGGCGTCTTGCACCAGTCGCGCCACGCTTCCAGCAGCGCCTTGGCATACTCCTCATGAATGGAGCCATCGGCACGGCGCGGCTGTGGCTCAATGCCAATGCCGTTGGGGCCGACAATGTTGTTTACCAGTGTGCGCAAGGCGCCCCGGCTGATGTCGTGGTTGCGCTCCAGAAACCGCGCCTGCGCCCGCAATGCGCCAGCACCGGCCTGCACCAGTTGATCTGGCGAGTGGCTATCGCGGCGCATTTTGCGTTGCTTGCCGGGTTTGGCGGCCTCGTAATGCGCCAGCACGGCACGCATCTGCGCCCGCTGCACGCCACGCGCCGGGTCGAGAAATGCCACCATGCGGTCGATCAGGTTGAGCGGCATATCAATCCATCCGCCCAACGCTGTACGACAAGCCGCCAAAACGCGGCGCGGCAGCGCCGGCCGCCTCGGCCGACACCTTGCGCTCCCACTCCTTACGGCCCGCGCGGATCTCGCTCAGGTCTTCCATGCCCAGCAGGCGTTCGCCGAATTTAACGGTTTTGCCTTCCAGCACCGCCTGTTCTGCCTGCAGATAGCGGTCGTACATGTCTGTTGCGGTGGTCATGGCGCGGGCTCCGAGTGTTTATCGGAGTGTGTCGCGATGAGTGTCTAGTTTTTTAGAGAGAAGGCTGGACTGTTTTTAAGCGGAAACAGGAAACAGAAAACCCCGCCGAGGCGGGGCTGTCAGGCTATCGAATGCAACGATCTGAGTGCTGCATCTAATACGTAGAACAGCATCATCATAAAAAAGACGCGAAGCATGTCAATCATTCCGCCATCTCCACGATTTTTACCGTTCCATACAAAACGCGCCGTTTAAACTCGTCCCCATCAATCAAAAAATTACCATCCGTGCCTTTAAGGTGGACAATCACCTCGCCTTTTTCTTCATCGGCCGTAATGCAGTATCTCTGCTCTTCCCCGTTCAGATAAACCTTATAACGCCGATGCCCGCGAATAAAGCCAGGGTCATTGCTATCAACTGATATCCGCATTTAAGCCCTCTCATCTATTTTACTGCCAACGATTTTGTACAGCGTCGACCGGCCAATATCGTATTTCTGGCACAGCTGTTTGCAATTGCGGCCGTTGAACTCTAAACGGATGGCGCTATTGCGGCTTTGCAAGCCTGACCGGCGGCCGGTTGGCACATACAGCAAATCCCCGCCACGGCGCTCAGTAAGGCCGTGAACGATGGCTTCTGCGATGGGGGCGGCAAATTGTTCGTGATACCCCACCCGCTCGCGCAGGATGGTGGTGATTTCGTTTGCCAGTGCGACTTGATGATCAATCGGGGTGCTCATAGCCTCTCCATCCACTCGCTGCTGGCAAAGCCACCGCTGGATGCGGCGGGCTTGGCTGCGGGGCGAGCGGGTTGTTTTGGCTCCTCTTGGGCTTGCGGCTGGCTGGTTGCCGGCTCTGGTATGGTGTTGTGCTGCGGCTCGACCATGGCCGCGCGGCGGTCCCAGTCGGCTTTTTTCCATTTGTGCAGGTATAGCTCTGGGTGATGGCTGGCGGCCAGCGATAGCACCCAGGTGTCGAGCACTTCGTTACGTTTGCCCTTTTTCAGCTCCCAGCGATTGCGGCGCGGGTTGTAGGTTTCGCTCACCAGCTGGTCGAAATAGCCCTCTTCCAGCTCATGGCTGAAATGCACCTTACGCTCTTCTGGCGGTTTGTCGGTGTCGTCGTGCAGGCGGCCGTAGAGCAGTGCTTTGGCGGTGTCGGTGCCGACCATATACAGCGATACGCCTTTCTTCAGCGTCTGGCCACGCAGGTTAACGTCTTGCTTTCTGGGCTTGCCCAGGATAATCCGGCCCGGCGTGCTGGCGCCCTTGCAGGCGATGGCGCGCTTGATCGCGCCGCTGCGCACAAACGCATAAACCATGTGCGTGTGGTGGCCGCCGGTGTCGATGGCGGTGGCTTCCTGCCGCAGGGTTTTACCGCGGGTGTTTTCAAATGCCACGCCATTGAGAAATTCTGCCAGCTTGGCCCAGAGCTTGTCATCACTCGGGCTGCCGGGCAGGACGTGATAGTCGAGCGCCCAGCTGCGATCATGCCGGCCCCAGCCGGTGATCTGGATCTCCAGCCGATCGTCCTGCACGTCGACGCCGGCAGTGATGACGAGGCAGCCGGGCGGTACGGTACGCAGGTCGTACGGCTCGGCCCGCGCCAGTAGCACGTTGGGCTTGATGTCTCGACTGCGATCGGCCCATGTCTCGCCCAGCACGGTGTTGATAAACGCGATCAGCTTGGTCAGATCGTTTTGCGCCAGCAGCCAGCGCTCTGCCAGTTCGCACCAGTTTTCGCCGATGCCGATGGGGGCATACAGTGCGTTGATGTGATAGCTGCGCCATAGGCCATCCGGGTTGTGCGCTTGCCATTTGCCGGCGGCGAGCATGGCCGGCTTCTGGTGTTCGTCGATTTCTGCGCCGCATTCGCGGCAGTTGTACCAGGCGCGGCTGACGCGGCCTTTTACCGCATGCCAGCGCATATTGCCCCACACCAGATGCTGGCGCTCGCCGCAATGCGGGCATGGCAGCATAAATCGGCGCTGGTCGCCCAGCTCAAATTGCTCTTCGATGCGGCTGGCGTCTTTGACGGTGGGCGACGACACGACAAACAGCTTGCGGTCGTGAAACGTTTTCTGCCGCACTTCCAGCAGCTCCAGCGGGTTGCCCTGCAGCGTGGTCCAGTCGTATTCGTCTACCTCATCGGCGATGGCATAGCGCAGCGAGGTGGATTTCAGCTCGGCAGTCGAGCCGGCGGTTTTGGCATAGAAGATGCCGCCGACAAATCGCTTGCGGCTGGCGCTGTTATCCCCGGCGCGGTTGCTGCGATTGGCCAGCACATCGCGCACCGCTGGCGTGCTGGCGCCCATCGGGTCGAACTTCTGCGACATCCAGTCGTTGAGCGCCTTTTCGGTCGGCATCACGATAGCCACCGGCCCCTTGGCGTGCGCCATGATGTAGCCGATCCAGTTGCTGCCGGCCTCGGTGCCGCCAACTTGCGACGATTTCATGAACACCACTTTGCGCGCGGGCGAATCCTCGCTCAACGCATCCATGATTTCACGCAGATACGGCACCCGGCTGGTGCGCCACTCCCCCGCCTCGGCACTGCCTTCGCTGGTCAGCAGCCGATTTTTGTCCGCCCACTCGCTGACGGTGAGCGGGGATTTCGGCCGCGTGGCTTTTTCGGCGGCGGTGAGGACGGTCAGGAGGGCGTCGTCGCGGTGCATGTCAGCCGCCAGCACCTAGTGAACGCGCCTCATTGATAGCATCAGCCATTGCAAACCACGGGTCGCTATTCTTGCCTTTGGCGTAAATTGTTGTTCCGGATTTAAGATCGAAGCGGATTTGCGCTTCAAACGCGCCATTCCAGTCCTGATCGAGTTTGACCCGCCCAAGCGCCATTGCCTCTTTCAGCATCGAATCGAAGCTGACTTCACTCATCGGTGGACATGGATCTATCTTTGTCGATACCAGCTTCATCATCACTCTCCTTTACCAATTTCATCCATCTGCCGCAAAAACCCGCGCTGCATCTTCGCCAGGGAATCAAATACCTCCTGTTTCAACGCGGCGCGGATGCCATCCAGATCCAGACCGACCAATTCCGGCGCCAGCCGATAAGGCAAGTTCTCCAGCCCTTGCCGAAACTGGGTGATAACGTCTTCCACCACCGCCTGCACATCGGCCTTGTCGACCACCTTGCCAATGGCTTTTTCGTAGTCAAGCTTGGCGCTGAGAGCGGCGTAGTGTTCTTTTGCCGCGCGAGCGTCGTGGTATTTGCTGCCGCCACCCGCTGGCGCTTCGTCGCCATCATCTGCGGGCTGATTAGCGGTCGGCGTTGGCTTGGCCCACTTGGCCGATACATCCGGCTTGCTCGGATCTGCGGTGGCCGCGATGCGCGCCTTACTGGCCTCGATATCCACCCGCTTTCCGCTGGCATCCATCACCAGGCGGTTGTCGTTTTTGAGCTTGGTGACATAACTTTTCGCCACGCCGATCAGCTGGGCGAATTCGATCTGGGTGCAGGTTTGGCTCATGACGAGAAATACCCGGTAAAACTGGATTGCATGTATTGCTGCACGGCCTGCTCGCCCACTTGCTGCAGCGGCAGCCGAGCGCGATAGCGTGGAGAACGAACAAACGCAATCACCATCCAGCTCTTACTGCCTTCCCAGCGATATATCCCCGCCGGCAAGCCCTGCCGGTTTCCCTCTGGCATGACAAAAAACACCCCATGCCGCCGCGCGCCGCGCACTGCTTTTTTGCTGTCGTTCAGTTTTGCATTGGCGTAGGTTCCGCCAGATGCCGCTACTTGGCGCAGAATCTGCACCAGAAACGCACGCGGGATGTTGCCGAAGGCATCCAGACGCAAACTCTTGGCCGGAACGGTATAGAAGCCGCGTGGCAGTATCCCGGCCGCCTGCATGGCGCGCTCATAAGCCTTTACCTTGCGCGACCCGCCAGACACCTCTGGCGAGAGATAGTTGTCTTGCCGTGGCAAGGCATACACCGCCGCAGTGAGATTGCTGTAACTCGCGCGCTTTACCCGCATTGCGTTCTGCGTGAACGTGACTGGCCGGTCAAAAACGTTGGCTTGCTTGGCCTTCACCAGATCTACCGCCCTCTTCGCCGTATCGTTCAGCGCCAACGCAGTGCAGCGGGCGATTTTCCGCTGAATGTTTGGCAGGCTGGAATTCAAGCCGCTGGTATCGATGGATATCTTGATCATCACGCCACCCCGCGCAGGAAAAAGCCGCTATTTACCCGGAGGGAACGGGGGGAACGGTCTGGGGAACGGGTGGGCGTTCCCCCATCCGTGCCGCTGCTGGCGTGGCTTTGAGGCACTTGGGGAACGGGGGAACGGTCTTTTTTCTTATTAAAGGAAAAATTATTAATTTGATAAGGCGCGAGCCCGCGTGCGCGGGCGCACGTGTACGTGGTAACGCAATGGGGCGTTCCCCCCGTTCCCTCTGCGTGTAGATTGGCTACTGGCGCGGCTCGGATGGGGGAACGGGTGGGCGTTCCCTCGGGCGTTCCCCCCGTTCCCCATTTTGGCGAATTGATCATGCTGCTCTCCAGTCTGCAAGCGATGTGGCGAACGATTCCATGGACTCGGTGAGCCATTGGATTTTGGTTTTGCCATCGGGCAAGGCGTTGGTGGCGGGCACATACAGCCGCATTTTGGTTTTTTGCGTGCCGCGATAGACGTTGCTTGGCTCGCCAGTTGGGTGGCAGCCTGGCTTCTTGTTGAACGTGGCCAGCAGCGTGTTGGCTTGTACCGGCTTGGCGACGCCGTTGATGCGGCACCAGCGTTGATAGGCTTCGTACAGATCGGCGCCGAGGCATGGGCCGAACGGAAGCGGGATCTCCTGATCGCGCCAGCATTGGTAGAAGCGCTCGGGGTTATCCATGCTGAGGTCGATCAGCTCGCGTTTGGCGCGCGTCATCGGCGGCTTGGTGTGTTCGTTGAAATCACCCAGCTCGACGTTGCGCAGGTAGTCATGCAGCGCGGCAGCGCCACCATTGGCGATTTCTGCGGCGACGGCGTCATAGACCTGTTTGTCCATGGCTTCTGGCGTCCAGACTACGCAGAATCGGCGGTCGCCTTTGTCAAGCTTGGCGATGTCGATTCGGTTACTGAAAAACACGAAGTTGCAGTGATTGGACTCATTGCGGGCTGGCATGAACTTTTCATTCACCATCCATTCCGGCTCGGTGATCATGTTTTTCAACCGGCCCTGCTGGTGATACAGCTCGGCACGGGTGACCACCTCATTGCCAATCATGAACAGCTTTCCGGATGCCCAGCCGTTGTAATCGCTCTCCAACTCGGTCTGGCCGAAGATGCCGCCATAACGGCCGAAGATTTGACGCACACAGCCGAAGAAGGTGTTTTTACCGGTGCCCTCTGGACCATGCACCAGCAGCGCGGATTGCATCTTTGCGCCGGGGTGCTGGATTGGATAGGCCAGCCATTTGATGATCCAGTCGAAAACTTCTTTGGCGTCGTCTTCTGCACTGCAGAGGTAATACAACAAATCGAGCAGCATGCTGCATTCGCCTGGCACTGGCGTGGTTGGCCAGCCAGCCCAGAGGTTGCAACGGATGTTGGTATCGCGCTCGGTCGGGTCGAAGCCGACCTGATCCTGTCGCACAACAATACGCGCCGGGTTTTCTTGCCATTCGCGCACGTAGTTTTTGTTGGCGCAGGCGTCGCGCAGATCTGACAGCGCCATCACACAGCGTTCCTGAAAATCGAACACCGTGGACTTGGCCGCAAAGATGAGGGCGAAGCGCTCTGCCATCTGATCAGCGGAACGGATCGCCAACGATGGCAACCCCTCCTCCCCCGGCGTAGCCGCAGGCGCCTTTGGCGCTGCTGCCTTCCACCCCAATCCCGTGAGGTGGGCGAACACCTGCTCGGTGACGGCATCGAGGCCATAGCCGACGTGCAGGTCGTTGAAATCGGTATCGCCCTTGACCTCGTTTGAGCGTTCGTTGGCGAAGGCAGGCTGCATCCACGATCCGCCAACGGCCAGCGCGGCTTGGCTGGCTTTGTTGACGCCGGTGTTGATGGCGCCAAGGTAGTCGTCGTCGGCGCAGAAAAGAATCTTGGCGCGGGGGTAGCGGGCCTTGATGGCTTCGCCGACTGGCAGCAGGTTGCCGGCATCGAATGCAACCGCTACTGGCAGGTCGGTGGCCATGGCCAGGCTGGCGCCCGTGGCGTAGCCTTCGCAGATCAACACGATCCAGGCTGGTTCGCCAATCAGATGAAAATGGCCACGGGTTGATACACCAGGTGGCCAGTAAAGTTTGTCCAGGCTGTTTTTTGGTTTGGCGTAGATCCACTGCAGCCCGTGGATGTTGCCTTTGCCATCCAGCATGGGGATGGCCAGATCGCCATTTTTGGCAATGCGCAGGCCAAAGGCTTTGACACGCTTGCGGGTTAGATATGGGTGATCCGTGGCCGGCTCGAGCGTTTTCCATTCGGCCTTGGCCTTGTCTGCCGCATCGCTGGCTGCCTTGGCTCTCTTGGCAGCGATTTCGGCCTCGTTGGCTTTTTGCTTGGCGCGGATAGCTGCGCGCTCGGAATCAGATAGTTTGGTTTTGCCACCGAGCTTGATTTGCTCGCCGAAAAACTCTGCAGCGCGAAAAATGCCGTAGGTGCCAACCAGCACAACACGGCCATCATCAAGACGGGTTTCAGTAAGTTTGTATTGGCACCGTTTTTCAGCATCGCCGTTGACCTCTTTGCAACGCACCCACTTGTCGAGCTGGTCGACATGCAGCACGTCCAGACCGAAATCGCGCATCTGGTTGATGGCGTCTTGATAGTTGTCGGCGATCACGCTGCCTCCTTGCTTTCCTGCAAGGATTGCGGACCGCTATTTTCCAGCCACTGATTGAGAAAGCGTTGCTCCAGCGAGCGCGTGGCCACCCAGTTGCGGATGGCTTCGTTGCGCAGCGAGTCGAGCCACTGCATCACCACCGGCATATCCTTGGCCGGCAGGTCGATCAGTTGCGCGACTTTGAGGCCTGCGCAGATTTCGCGGCGGATAGCGTTGCGGAACGATTGCTTGCTGATGTAGCGGAAATACTGATAGAGATCATCGAGCTTGTTGTCGATGCCGTTTAGCTGGTAAGCGTTGATCAGTTCAGGATTGGTTTCCGGCGCAGCGGCGCTGGATGGAATGCGGGCTTTGTGTGCCATGGTGGTGACTCCGCGCTTAGTTGAGAGTCCGACCACCCCGACGCCAATCAGGGTGAGCGGAACTGTGCAAGGTTGGCGTACCGGAAGCGCGGCACCGGCCCCACCGAAGTGGGCCCTGCACAGCCCGCCCATTAAAGGCTTGCCATGCGACAGACGAAAAAATACCGCTCTGTGGCGGTCGTCCGCCGTGCTTACCGGGACGCCAATCCCGTATCGCGCATGAGGCGCGACATGGGAATTATAGCCCGAGCTGGCGGACTTGCAAAGGGTGGCCACGGGCGAAGCTGCTAGAATCACAATCCCCATTGTCATTTCTGAAAGCCTTCCCATGACCGAAAACGAAACCCAGCTCGCAGCTTCTGCCACCACGTTGACTTACGTGGCGGAACTATTGCTTGGTTTGACCGTAGCCAATACCAGCAACCAGGCTGAGGTACTAGATCGGATGCGTTTTGCACTTCAGTGCCAGATGCAATCTGACTTTGCATCACAACGCACAAGTGCAACTCTGCCGGCAAATGCAGAGGACCGGGCTCGCGTGCAATCTGCTGTATTACGGCTGACAGATGAGCTGTTCGCCCGTGCAGCCAATCAGTATGTTGCGCCGCCTCCGGTTGTTGGGCGGGCGTAGCTACATTTCCCAGATCGAGCAGCGGTGGATTACGCTTAGGCGGGCCAGATGGATTCGTCTTGGGCGGCACCTGCCCGCCGCCGATGGCACGAGACATGCGGCCATACAGAGCACCCCCAACAAGTACGCCAAGGGAAAAACCCAAACACAGCCCAATAAGGTAGTTCACCATGCTCAAACCCCACCCACACCAGAAATTTCGAGGTTCGAATTACC